GAACTACCATACAAACTGGTAGTCTCAAACAAACAAGTTGTCATTTTATATTTGTCATCAAGCATCTTACGAACTTCATGTGAACAACATATCGCAGCCAGTAATTTACCACCAAGATAATTAAAACCAAATGGTTGTGCAGGTACGATAACAAATCCCATTGCAGCACAAGCATTGAATCGTTGTGCGCCATTTTCATGTTGTGTGAATACACGACCTAACATATCATTACGAGGTTTGCAATTAATAACAGGAGAACCAAGACGAATGAAACCAACCCACTTCTGAGTTTTCTTTTCAATTATTGCCAAACGTAAACAACGACCAGGTATACTTGTCATATTTGAATGTGAAGAAATCATATTCAAATATGTGTCCCATCGGTCTTGTGGTAATTCAATAAGTTCAAACTCCATGTCAGCAGGTGACATTGTGAAATCAGAGAACAAGTCTTCTTCAGGTCCCATACCAAAGAGTACAGGTGACCTTTCTGACATTGATGCCACTTTTTGTTCACGCATGTATTCATCAATACGACCAAACTTATCAAAGTAGTCTGAGAATACATTTGCACAATGTAGTGCTTGTTCTTTATTCAACACCATTATTACTTTGTATTAAAATGTTTTTACCAATTTCAAATAGACCAACTGCACCAACAAAATCTTGACAACAGGCTGTGATAACAACTTCACCATCCATTGGATCCATAGAAGCAATTACAAATTCATCCACTTCACCATCATCAATTCGTTTACGAAATGAATCTATGATTTCCAATAAATCTTTTTTTCTTTTTGCCTCTGGCAATTCACGGTTTAATTTTACGACTTTCATAGATAGTGCAAATAACCACCAACGATATATTTTGGTCCGCTGATTGGTTTTGTTCCTGTGTGTGGGTGTGTCCAAAATGGAGGGAAAACTAACATACGACCAATAATTGGTTTAACTGCCATTTCTACTCTGCTTGTAATATTCTTTTGAAAGGTTGTTTCACCACCCTCTTCTACATCATTCAGGTACCAAAAAAATACTAGAAATCTTCTAGCAGATGCGTGATTACCTACATCAACATGAAAAGCAAATTCATCTTTATCATTTGGTTCATACTTCTTAATACGAAACTGTTCAAAGCCTAAATCTTTTGGCCAAACCTTCTCATCAAGACCAAATATGGTTTTATATTTAGCCAAATATTCTTGCATCTTATCTAGTAGAAAGTCTTGAACATCTGACCAATCATCCAAATGTTCTGTAAGATTCAACTCTTTGAAATGTCGGTGACCTTCAAGTAAAGTATCTTCTTGTTGGTCAACATTCTTTTCAAACCTATCAATTATCATTGAACATTGTTCTTTGGTTAGAACATCGTCCCAGTAACTAATGTATTGCATTATACTCTAACTCCCTCAAATTTACTATTGAATTTTCTTTCACGATTGCCAAATGTGTTTATAGGTTTATCTGGTATATCAGTACCACTATCAATGATGCCGTTCTGTGCATCAGGTTCAGCATCATATAACTTCATCTTTGACCGGTCAATACCAATCACAAATCTTTTGTAATTATTTGGGTCAGAATAACGATTCTTCAATTGCTTAACCATAATCTGGCCAAGTTGTTCTAGTTCTTCAGTTGTAATCAAAGCAAACATAAAGTCAGCAGTTGCAGGCAGACCAAACGATTCACTTGTATCTTCAAGACCCGGATCACTATTAGTAAAACCACTTCTTGTCGTTTGCGTTGCACTCACAATTGGCACAGCAAACTCAACAGCAAGACCACGCAATTCTTCAGCAATAGCCTTAATGTATGTGTAACTGTTAACACTATTACCAGGTTTCATACGAGCAGAGGAACAAATATTCAGATAATCAACAAAGATGATTTCTGGTTTAAAGTTCTTCTTTAGATGTAAGTCTTGTAACAAAGACCTGAAATGTAATGTAGAAGCGGAAGCAGTTGGGTATTCTTTGATGATTAGTTTACCTTGTGTCTTGTTTCTTAACACTTCAAACTTTCGGTCATAGTCTTGCTTACTAATTGTATGAAGCTCTTGTATATCAATGTTTAGAAGATTAGCATCAATGCGTTCAGCAATTCTTTCTTCTGCCATCTCAAGTGTGATATACAAAACATTTCTACCTTGACTGATACAGGAGGCAGCCACATGACACATAAACAAAGATTTGCCAACTCCTGTACCCGCCAAAGCAATATTCAAAGTCTTAACTGGAAGACCGCCTTTTGTAATCTTGTTAAAGAAGTCAAGGTCAAAACGAACACGCTCTTCAACACGATGATAGAAGTCAAAGCGTTCTTCTGCATCATTAATATAATCGTGACCAATGTGTGAATCAAAAGAAACACCAAGAGCATCACTTAGAAGTTTTGGTATTTCTCCTTTGGATGTCTTGTGATTCTTGTCATCAAGGATAGAAACTGATTCCATAATGGCATTATAGATGGCTTTATCTTGACAAAACTTTTCGGTTTGTTCTATCAGCCATTGTTCTTCGCTTGGGTCTTCTCTGTGTTCGTGAATTTCGTTGAGAAGATTAACGGATGTTCTAACTTGTGTTTCAGTTAGAGATTTACTTTCTGTGAAATTAATCACCAAAGCTTCATGTGTTGGTAAGCTTTTATATTTGTTTACAAACTCATTAACTTCTTTGAAGACCACTTTCTCGGTATCATCAGAGAAGTAGTCAGCACTTATGAATGGTAGAACCTTACGGCAATAACTATCATTGTAAATCAGGTTCTTCAGTATTGAATGTTCTAGTCGGTTCATTATGTTGATTTATTAAAATCTCTGTTAGTATGTCACCCATGATTGTAACAAATTCTTCGTTGTTTTGCAACTCATCTATGTCGTGTTTGCCTGGGTGGACGAGTGTATAACCGAATTGTAGTTTAGCAAATTCGCCTGCCTCTTGAACTTTTGCCTTACCATAGTGATAGACAACACCAGCAAATTCACCTTGAAGAATTTGAATTCCTGTGATATCTGAATTGGTGAAGTCTATAAAGCGGTAATCTTTACCCTCAAGCAGCATCTTCGGCTTCTTGTAAAAGAATTGGGTTACTTTCTCCCATAATGTTTCCATATGCAATCTCATATTTGTGTTTAATAAAATCTTTAAACTTTGGATCTTTTAGTATTGACTCCATAAATTCAGGTGTTGATGTATCTGCGATTCGTTTCTTGTCACCAATCTCACCAGTTGATTGGTCTACCTTTGCATACCAACCATTGGTTGGTTTGACCACATGGCCGGATTCAATTGCAATATCAAGTAAACCAGAATACTTACCGATACCACCATCAAAAGATACAGAAATAGGTATTTTAGATTTTTCTTTAACATAACGGGATTTTTCTACATTGATAATAAAATTGTAACCGACAATCTCGGTGCCATCTTTTTCTTGTTGACGGCCAATAATATAAATGTTGTCAGCAGAGTAATATGAACCTGTACCACCACCAACAATATCTTTTGGAAACATACCAATCTCTTTGTATGTGTGATTCACAACAACCATTGAAATGTCTTTGATGTTCAAGTGTGGTGTTACCATTCTAAACAAACTTTTAACTTGTTTGGCACGACTCATATCAGCAACTGATTTGCCTTCAAGAGCATCTTCTACTTCTTTCTTTGATGCAAGGTTACCAATTGAATCTAATACAATGATAAGTTTATCACCACGATTCACATCGGCCAATTGTTGCATAATATCAAACTTCAACTGCTCAATATCAGTTAGTGGTGTGTGCAATACTCTGTCCATATCAATTTCAAATGTTTCAAAGTATTTGATTGGTGTACCAAACTCTGAATCATAAAATAAAAGAACTGCCTCAGGGTATTTGTCCATATACGATTTTGCCATTAGCAAACTGAAGGCCGTCTTAAAATGCTTGGATGGACCCGCAAACATTGTAAGACCAGGTATAAGACCACCATCAAGTCTGCCAGAAAGTGCCACATTCATCATTGGCACTTCTGTTGACACCATATCTTTTTCATTAAAGAATTTAGACTTAGATAGTATTGCACTATCTTTAATCGTTGAATTCTTTTTAATCTTGTCAAGTAAACTCATTATATTTCCTTTTTAAAATGTACCGCCCTCAAGAGTTGGCTTCTGAGGTTTTATTTCTACTATGTCTGTCTTCTTTATAACTTCACTATCTATGTCCGACATAAACAATTCTACACTAGGTGCTGTTGACTTTGCAAGCTCTTTTTTACTCTTTGCCTTAGGTTTCGGTTCTTTTGTTTCCGATTTAAGGTTTCTTATTCTAATTAATGTTTGATTAGAGGCAATCAACAGTAGAATAGCAAGTGGGTCAAATACCACAATGATGATAAGAATAACTAATCTTACTGCTTTATCTATGAAACCGGCATCATCTTTTGTATAGAATAGTTCGGCAATGTATTGAATTGGACCAACTTCTGCCATTAGAATATTTTCTTCCGATAACAAAGGCAATTTCTCATTTGATAACTTCTTCAAGTCAGCCTGAACTTCTTGTATCTGTGTGTCTATCTTTTTTGTTGCAGTTGCTGGGTCGCCTGCTCTTTGAAGTAAATAATTCAATCGTTCTTTTGCTATCTTCTCTTGTGCCTCTAATGTTTTTAACTGAACACTATTTGCATTGATGTTCACATTCGTATCAAGGTGTGCCTTTGAAAGATAACCAAAGATACCCATAGAAGTAATTAACATCAATAGAACAATTGCAATTAAAAAATAGTAACGCATTATCCGAACAGTATCATTCCAATTATTATACAACCAAGATACTGTTACCAATTTACTAATTTCCAATACTGAACCCATAATGATAATTGGCCAGTATGAACCTGGAAATATCTGTGCAAGACCAATAACTGAATAATAAGCCGCAACTACTGATAGAGCGATTGCACTAGCGAAAGGTAACAGGACTTGTATCAAAAGAAACTCTCCAATGAATTGCTCTTCTCAGTAGACCAACCCATACAATCAAGAATAACTTTAATTGGTTCAACGAATGCCTTTTCAAATTGTGTATCATAATCAATATACATTTGCATATCAAATTCTTTTGGCAGTCTTTGAGGAAAAGATATTACTGAATCTTTAAATGGGTTAGGTTGTTTGAGATAGGTAAATTTTAACTTCTCACCCTCTTGGATGAATGGGTACTTTTTATCTAAACCTTTTTGTTTAAGAAAGTGATTGTATATGATTGCACCTTTAACATGAATTGGTGTGCCTTTCTTATACATCATAACACTATCAGCATATGTTTTTAGTCCATTCAAACCTCTAGGGAAAGAAATGTCTTCAACAGCCAATGTTCTGAATTCAGATTTAAAGTCTTCTATAAACTTATGTATGTCTTCTTCGGAACCATTCATCATAATGCCAATTGATTGACGCATCTTCTCACGCACAGCAGATGGTGTGGATGATTTAATCATCTCAAGACCCATCACTTTGATTTGCGGTTCGTTGTATTGAATACCTTCGTTATTGTATATGTTTAGAATATACCGCTTCTTGGCAGTCCAGATGCCTTTGTCAGAAAGACCTTCTCGCTTCATTTCCATTTTTTGTTTGTATGCGTGAACATATTCAGCAAGTTCTTTATAACTAGAATCAATAAACGGTTGGATTTTATCTTCACATACACGATCCATGAATGTAATAACTTGTTGTTTGTCAATTTCTGGAGAAGTAGAAGCTTTCTGTCCTGTACCATACACTTTGTCAACAAGCGGACCAAGACGGAGATAAATTGAATCTGTGTCTGAGGCGATAACATAATCTATTCCTGTAGTCTTTAAAAGACCATTCATATACTCATTTAGTTTATTTTCAATCCACCGAATAGACAACTGCCCAGCAGTAGTAACGCCAAGAGCCATTCGCAAATCATAAAAGCGGAAATACTGGCTACCAAGAGCACCATAAGCAGAATTAAGAGAAACCTTCTTTGCAAGTTGTAGGTTGTTATATCTTGCGATTCGTTTTTCAATGTCATACTTTTTGGATTCATCAGTTTCGTTTTCATAATCTTGTTTGGCTTTCAACATTAGTTTTTTGAATTTACTTCTATCAATATACATTTCTTCCATCATCTTAGGTAAGAAACCTTGTTTGTCTGTACGGAAGAATTGGCCATTTGGTGTGAGTGTAACACCAGATAACGTGGATGTATCTACTTGTTTAGATAACATCTTGTCAACAGAAACTCCATCCATAATTATGTTACGCATTTCATCCGTGTAGTTGGATGGTTCAATGAGTGTCTCTGGTGAAATATTGTATTGCATCATCAAATGAGGATACAAACTGTTCAAGTCAAAACTAGCAACCCAATTATGTAAACCAACTTGTGGTTCTTTTACATATGCGCCTTCAAATGCAGATGTTTTATCTTTGACAACTCTTGGCGGTACAACAATCTTTTTATTCAGTAGATATGAATATGTTAAAGAGTCCCACATACGAGTTTGTGCAAACACATCATCATAATTTGTTTTGGTATCATATGCAAGAGTGATTGCTAATTCAAGCAGTTTCAACTTATCATCAAGCTTTAGAATTAAGTCCACATCTTTAATGTTATACTCAATAAACTTCTGATAGTTTTGACGATACAAAGCATGAAGACTATCATATTCATCGTATGCAATCTTACCTTCACCAAGTTCCACTTGTGCGATGTTATCAAGGCGATATGATTCTTGTGACTTACCACCTGGCGCATACCACTTGTATAGTTCAATATAATCTAATGCACATACGCCGAGAAAATCATATGCGATTAGTTCACGATTGTTAACATTCGCTTTACGCTCAGTAATAATATTCCAAGGAGATAACTTCTTTGTTTCTTCTTCACTTAATATTTTACGAAAACGATTAACGATATAAGGCATATCAAAGAACTTGATATTCCAGCCTGTAATGATATCAGGACAATTTGATTGCCAATAGTTTAAGAAGTTCTTACAGAGCCAGTATTCATCTAAGCACTTTATATATATTTCTGTGCCTTTGACTTCATAATCACCACAACCAAAAACTACACAAGTACCATCAAAATACTTAATACAGATTGCTGTGATTGGCTGACTTGCGATGTATGGGTCAGGAAAACCATTCTCTGAACCAACTTCAATATCAACTACACCGATTGATATTTGATCCATCTCCCAATCAACCATACCGCCATGTTGTTCGGTGATGAAAGCATATTCAAATCTATTCATGCCATAGATTTTGAAATTTTCTACTTCATCATATCGTTTAATGAAATCTCTTGCATCACGAATACCACCTAGTTTGATAGGTTCAAGGTTTTCACCTTTCAATGTTTTCCATGGTGATTCTTTCTTAGAAGGCAAAAACAAAGTAGGCGAGTAATCTATTTTAAATTTTACTCGCCTACCATCTTCTACACCACGATAAAGTATGTTGTTGCCTACGCTGGCAACGGATGTGTAAAATTTATTCACACAGTTTGATTTCAAATACAGAATTTTCTGCTTGTTCTGAAGCAAAATCTAAAGCTAGTTTAAGAGAACTAAATTCTCTATGAACTACAATAGTTGAGTTTGGAATACAATAAGATACTCTATACATTTACTCTTGTCTCCGCATCTAAAACACCAATAGCAACCCATCTTTTTGGGAATAACATCTCACGACCACGGAAGTCGTTCATGCTCTGTGATGGGTCTTGCATCCATCCTAGAACTTCTACTTTATTATCAAACTCACGCAAGAACAAATCATAACGATCCGCTCTTGGAAGTCTGAACTCAACTGCTAATCTCTTAGCTAAATCACGAGTGTTCATAATCACTTTCTTAATTGATAACACGATATAAGCATTATAACATAGTTAATGTTAAAGTGCAAGGCTTATGTTAGATTCTTACCTAACTCAGATTGATAAGTTCTTTGTCTTAATTCGGAAGAACTAAACCGATGGGTACGAGAGTTGAACCAAATTTTGATATCACGGTCTTCACAAATTTCTTTACCTGTAAATTCTTTGTCTTTGTATTCTTCACCAATAATGCGAACACTAATAGGCAAGAACATCAACATATCTTCAAGGTCTTTTTCGGTATTGTAAACAATGATTTCGTCCACAAATTTAACCGCAGAGAGTTGGACATATCGTTCAACAATAGATTGAACTGGTTTGTTTTTGGTTCCAGGTCTATCAATAGATGGGTCGCTTTGAACACCAACAATTAAATAATCACAAACTTGTTTACATTCAGCCAACATAAGAATATGTCCTGCATGAAGCAAATCAAAAGTTGAACAGGTGAAACCTACTGGTTTACCTATCATATTATCTGGCATAACTAACATAATTAATCCTTAATTGATTTTGGATGTTGAGTGATATTTTTAAGATGTACTGCACCATCTACCATAGATATACTTAGTGTATCATCAACTTTCCATCCAAGGTCTTGTATCATTTCTTCCGAGAATTGTAATATTGCATCACCATTTTCACAAATCTCAACTACTTCTGCACTATATTTGTTCAATTTTTACTCCTGCTTTTTCCAAGAACTGTATGCCATCTTCGTTACGATAACTATTACGATAGTAAATAGTATTGATACCAGATTGGTAAACCAATTTGGCACAGTCCAAACAAGGTGAGTGAGTAACAAACATAGTAGCACCAAGTCCAGATTCAGTAGATTTTGCCAACTTTGCGATTGCATTTGTTTCAGCATGAAGTACCTCAGGTTTAGTAGTAAGAAATTTTATTTCGCCATTCGGCCATTTAAGTTCATCTTCACAGTTGTTATCCCAACCAGTGGGCATACCATTATACCCAATAGAAATGATGCGGTCATCTTTTACAATGACCGCACCAACATGCAGCCTTTTTGCGGTAGAACATTCAGCGAATGTCTCCGCAGTTTTCATGTAAGCATCAAGTAGCTTCTGCTTCATTACCACGTTTCTTTTTCTTTTCAATCTCTTTTGAACCAGATAATTGAGCCTGAATCATTGCATTTTTATATGCGTGACGCTCAACAGGATCAATCATCGTAGCCATAAACCGTTTTACTTGTTTATTCAATTTGAAATTACTATTAGTTTTTATCATTACACTTCTACATATTTAAGGTTAAAAGAATCAGCTCTATCTTCGTAGCCATCGTAACCTCTAGGATTACAAACAACACGAGTGGAACCAACCATATAATCAAAGTCTTCATGGGTGTGTCCATGAGTCCACAATTTAACTTGTGGATGGTCAACAATGAAATCGTCTAATGATGAACTATAAGCACCATTCATTAGTGTATCGTGTTTATAACGAGGGTGAGTAGACAACTTGCTAGGTGCATGATGACCAACCACAACAAACTTCTGGTCAAACTTACCTTCAATAACAGTTTGAATATATCCTGTCATTTTGTGAAAATCATCATATGCATCTTCTGGTGAAAATGTAGATGGTTCTTGTTTTTTCTTTTCGCCAATTTTAATGGCAAAACCAGCTTCATTATGGTTATACTTCGGTCCGTTTTTGCCATCTTCTGTCCAATCAGGATTTGGTTCATAAAGTGGAACAGTACGAGTAAGCATACGAGCAGAATTACTCACACAACGGAAGTCATTCATTCTTTGTTTAACATGAAACATGGTCATTTCATCATGTTTGTTCATATCAGTCCACAATGTACCACCAATAAATGTTACATCATCAATCACTTTAGTTTCTTTGTCAAGCAAATAAACATTACTCAACATATTAGATTCTAACATTGATTTGATTTGATTTCCGCTTGTGGCAAAATCACCATTATAGTGTTCATGGTTACCCATAATATAAATCACATGCGGAAATTGGAACGAACAGCGTTTGAAGAAATCGGTAATACGGTGACTTCTTGCGCCTTCAAAAACATTACTGTTATCTGGTCTACCAATATCGGCAGCCACACAGATATCTCCACCAAGAATTAGCACATCAGCATTCTTGGTGTTTTGTAAATTGATATCACCAAATTCTAGGTGAAGGTCGGAACAGATTGCGATTTTCATAATATAATTTTTTAATATTTGGTTATTATAACACAAATTATGAGAAGGTGCGGCAATTAACCGCACCTTTTAGGCAATATTACTCAGTAAGTAATTCTGCTTTGGCAAACTTTATTTGTTTGCCGATTTCCACTTTGCGTGGTTTCTTATGGTCAGGAATAATATTTTCCAAACCAATCTTCAAAATACCATCTGCAAATTCAGCACCTTTCACCTCAACAGTATCAGCAATGCGTAATGTTTTGGTGAAAGAACGAGTACCTATACCTTTATAAAGATATTCGGTTTCTTCTTCTTTATCTGCTTTAGTACCTTTAATGATTAAGTTACCATCTTCAACAGTAATATCAATCTCATCCTTTGAGAAACCAGCGACTGCCAATTCTACGATGTAGCGATTGTTGTCTAGTTTAAGAATGTTATGTGGTGGGAAGTTTGATACGGCTTTTGAAATATTATTATCCAACATTTTTTCCATGTCGTGAAATATTCTTTCAAAGCCTAGTGTTGTATGATGTAACGGACCAAAAGTTAATGTCATATAATTCTCCTATTAAGCGAGTTTACAAAAATACCAACCCCTAAGGCGTTGGTTTTGTCCTTTCGGACGAATCTATTTATTCAAAATTTCGTTTGGTTTCTTACCGATATTATATTTTTGTATTAATTCCCATTGATTTTTTTCTTTGAAAGCAATGATTTTAATTTGATGCAGCGGTGCAACATCTTCACCGATTATTTGAGGATTTGTAATGTTTACTAGACCCCATTCTGCCAGTAGTTTTGCAATTGCATTTCTCCTTTGAATATCATTCTCGGAGATGTTTGTTGGTTTACCATCTAGTGCAAATAATTCCTTAAAATGCACCAAATAATAATGACCTTGTTTATGCAAGATATGGACTGATTGATATAAAACTTTTTCTTTGCGTGAGGATACACCAATTCTAGTAAGAGTTTCTTTTACTTTCAGAAAATCATCTTGCTCATTAAGTGTTACCTCAACGAACTTAGTTAAATCTGCCATTTCACTTTCCTAATCCACCGATATCGGTTTGTTCTTTTAATTGTTGGATTTGTTCATTACTTAGTAGGCGTAGAGCTTCACGAGCTTTGGTATCTGAGAAACCATAGGTGGCTTTTATACATTCTATATCTTCACTTTTTTCAGACTTTACCCACTTTGCAAAAGGTCTTTTCTGTGACCTTATTGTATTTAGAAAAAAATCATATTGCAATTTTTTATCCAAGTGGTGCCTACGATTCATTTCATTGGCGTAGGCAATACAGTCTTTATGATAAGAAAGAGACCGATTGATTAGAAATGGAGCATACCCTTTCTCAGACTCTTCATCTACAATCAAGTTCTTTTTACCATATAAAATTTGATTTACATAGTCAAACGGATTCATTATATACTTTCATACCAAAATTCAATTCCAGTTAGTTTCTTTCCGTGGTTCATCCACGAAACCATATCTTGTAATATACCCGTATTCTTTAATTTCAAATAGTTTTCGGTGTACATATAGTCATCATTTTCTCCATCTTGGCCACCTTGTTGGCGTTTAAAGATACGATTACTAGAATTTATGTTGTTGACAAAATCTTCTTTATCTATCCAATTCATACGAAAATGATTGTCAAAATTCACTCCAAGAATTATCAACCTATCCCAATCTTTATGACAAGCAATATGATTAAAGATAAATTTATCTTTTTGTGTACTTAAACTAAATTTTATTTCAGTTTTATAACCATCAATTACTTTGTCGTGACCAGGATTTAATCTATCACAAACTTCACAACCCATCTCACGCATTATTTTTGCGACCAAAGATTGGCCAAAAAATCCCATTTGAGAAGCACTAAGTTTTAAATAACCTTCAAAGTTAGTTCCTGTCCAAGGGTCATCTAATTTAGATTTAATATAATTAATAAGAGTATAATCTTCAAAGAAAATATCTAAAGAATTAATCTCTTTCATAACATTCTTATTAAACCAATTGTATCAATAGATGTTAGCAGAATGTAGTTAGCCAACATGCCAAAGCTTTTACGAGACCAAGCAGCCCAAGCATAAATGACACACCCACATATCCAGACAGGATATAATGCAAGAAGAGGTGGGTTAGGGACTGTGATTGCCATCGTGATAGAACAACCAATAGACACAGCCCAACCAATGAGCTCAGCAATAAAGCGAAATCTATTTGAAGCGAAGTCATCTCTAATCCAATCAAATGTCGGTTTTAATAAATCAATCATTTGAACTCCAATGACACCATCAATTCTGTTAAGCAAGCAACAAGATTAATTTCTTGGTCTGCAACGAAAGCTTGTTTGTATTGGTAGTCAGCAATGATAACAACTGCTTGAGG